CTGGAATCGAACCAGCGACCTTCGCAGTGCAAGTGCGACGCTCTCCCTGCTGAGCTACAGCCCCTACTTTAGTCCATTTTGACTTGTGGGTTTTTCGTTTTGTTCGCACAGTTTTTCTTCTGCGTCCATGCGAATCGTAATTTAAACTTCCTTTTATTATCATAATGTATATTATACAAAAATTTTAAGGATTTGTCAAGAACTATTTTTACGGTTGGTAAATCTCGTCAATTATTTCTTTAAATTCTTCTTCTAGTATAGATTTACTTTCTGCAAGAGAGAGTATCTCAACTAATCCTGCAAAAAGTTCTTGAGTATTATTTAAGTCCAAAGGAATACTGATGCCATCTTTCGAAGGCAACCATTCTTCATCAAAGTCTAAATAATATTTTCTGAGAGAAAGGTATTCAACTCCACGAAATGTATTTATTACTAAACGAATTTGTTGGGTATCCGTTTCGTTGATTACTCTTTCATATATGGTAGGTGCACTCAAATCAATCATTTTTTATAATCCTGTTCAATGGCACTATGCTAGTTACATTCTTAGGCATTAATAAACGATAAGAGTCCGTATCCCAACAAAATAGGAGAACTGTATCGTTTGCTTCTTTAGCTCGATTCTTCTTTTCCTTTATATAAGGTGTCGAGAAATCTCGAGTGCATATATTGTATTTTAATCTGCGTGAGTTCTTACTTCTGTAAGTGATGACTGCATCGCCTGCGTCATCTAGTTTTTTCTTAAAGTCATCTTTTGTCATGTTTCCTCCAGTTGTCTAACAAATGATAATTTGAATTGCAATCCTGAATGGTCACATCTGTGAGATGCAAAAAACTAGGGCAGTCTGCACTACCCTAGCTAAAAACTGAAACTAATTAATTGTTTAAGTTATTTATTATTGTTGTAAAGTATACTGCTGCTTTACCAGTAAGTTTTGAAATGATAGCAGCATCAACTTCTTGACCTGCATCACCCAAAGCACTAGTGAGGTCAGCCTGAGCTGCAGCAACACTTACTCTACCACCACCGCTTGAACCGCCTGAACTCTTAGCTGCTGGAGTTTTTCTCACATATACACCTGCCTTTGTGAGAATCATTCTAACACCATTAGGAGATTCTTCGACTTGTTCAGCGATATCTTTCACTATCTCCATACTATTTTCTGGAGTAGGTTCTTCCGAAGTATACATATCGATTACTTCTTGTTTTTTCTCGTCTGTCCACATATTTCTTTTCCTTTTCGTTTTGTAAGATTCTGGCAAACCGGGCGCCCACCCTGTCGCTTGTCTCATCTGTAAATAAAATCTATCACTCATTTATAAATATATTATACATAAATTTAAGTGCGAAGTCAAGAACTATTTTTTAGTTCCTAAGAGGAGAAATGCCTTTTGATTGTTTCCAACTTATCTTCTGCTTCGGCTAATTTAGTAACCTGACTTTCGACAGCTTCAACAATCTCTGGGTGTTCCCCTATACCTACTGACTTCCTTTGATAAGTAAGTATATTAGCTTTATAAATAGCAATATCGCCTTCTAATTTTTTACATAATGCTTCTAATAAATAATTCATATTTGTTTTACTCCCATCACATAATTTTCTGCGGCACTTTCTGCCCATGCTTCACTCTTGGTTGGATATAACTCTACTTTTACTAGCTCATTGTCTGAGTAAAATTTGCAACCCCAATCACCATTCTTTTTTATAACATCGGCTCTCTTAATACCATCAACATAAGTTGAATATTTTGAATCTATCATTTTCCTGATACTCCTTTTATAAATCCTTTTATAAATTTAATCTTTTGTTCTTCTATCAAGAGAACTAAAACCATAAATGGTAGTAGCAAGGTAAAACAGAGTAGAACTACCAATGAGGAAGTCCAACCGTTTCTAACTACGAAATTTTCAGGTTCTAATTCTTTCAATATATTGTAGGCAGGTAGCCATAATTGCCACATTGCCACTGCTACCCCTGAGAGGTAGAACGCTCCTATGTATTCCCACATTGTTAATCCTTATAAATATTTCTGTAAATGCTTTAGACTTCCTAAATCATGTGCTAGGGCTAAGCCCCAAAATCCTGTTTTTTCTCCGTCTAACCAAGGAAATAGAGTTTGTGAAGTATCACAAGGTTCTAAAATAAATACTTTATAGCATTTACTTCCCCATCTATCTTCATAATTTACACACTGCGTTATATTACCATAACAAGCATAGCCAGGGCTTTCTGACTGATACTTTTGTGTAATCTCTTCCTTAATTATCGCAAACTTATTCTTTTTTGGATACCATACCTTTTCATTGTAATCAAACTCTTCTGCTACACACTGTTCGGGTAGCATAGCATTTCTCATTCCTTCATAGTCTGATTCTGGTAATTTTTGCGGTATACCTGTTCTCTCTACTATATTCTTTACAAATGCAGGAGAACGATATATACTATTCGCAATCTCTGATACATTGTATCCATCTAAATAATACTGAACAACAGATTTAATTTCTTCTTCTGTTGCGGCTTTACCTTTGTTCTGAGCTTTTCTTCTCTCTTTGAAGGCTTTAGTATCATTATGGTCGTCTATGATTTTCTGAAGTCTGGTCGTGTTATACCTAATATTCAGCATCTCACAGGCTTCCTTTTTAGTTATAGGACTATCCTTTTCGAGTTGTGAGATAACTCGTTCTATGTTATCGAAAGATAACTTTTCATGTGATTTACTCTTTATTGCCATTTTCACTCCCTAATAATATGATTGCGTAGTGAATGATTTTTAATAAATCGTCTTGATTTTTTCCGTTTTTCTTTCCATATCTTTGAGCATATTTGATTATGTTTCCAATACAAAATCCTTCGCCATGCCCTGCGTCAATAACAAACTCTGTGGATTGAATTTTATTCATAGAGTAATGAGCGTCATATGTTTTTATAATATGATTACTAACCATATTCAAGACTTCATCTTCCTTGAATTTAAACTTACTCATTACCTAATAGTTCCACTAATGCTGAATATCCACCTATCTTGTCTCCATTAAATATAATCTGTGGAAACGTTCTAGCTCCAGGAAAAGTATCCATTAATTCTTTTGCATCAAAGTGTGTTCCTAACACCTTATAAGTTACGAACGAGTCATGCTGTAATGCTAACTGTTCTGCCATTTTACAATATGGACAATTTTCTTTACTGTATATTACTACATCATTTTTCATTTTGCTGTTATCCTTTTATCTGTCCAAGCAAGTCCTTCGTCCCACCAATCAGGTTGGTCTCGATGTGACCACTTGGCAAATGTTGCTTTGTCTGTGTGATAGTATAGTCTATAACTTTCTATCACATTACTTTCATCTTTCAGTTCATCAGGCATAGCCATCAGAAAAGGAGTGAGTCCCTTGCGGGGCATATTCTTCGGTTCTGGCAGTTTATTGATTACTTCAATCACTGACTTGTGTAATTTGCCATAGCGATAATGGTATTCATCGTTAAGTGCATTTGCGTAGCAATGAACCCACTCAAAATTGTCAAGAGACTGCCGTGTCCATATCGTGCAAGGGTGATTATACATCATTGGTAGATATGGAGTAAGTGGTCTCTCTTCCATTGGTAAGTGTTTAATCTGAGCTTTCTCTTTATTTAACACTTCCCTTTCCTCTGCATTTAGTGCGCGAGGAACAAATCCAAGAACTGAGTCCACCCATACTGCTGTGCATAATAGCTGAGCAGCTTCTAGTGGCATTTTAACAATGTGCTTATCAACATGATATTCTGCACATTTATCGAGGTCTTCATCTAAATAAAATAAATTCATTCAGACCCCCAATAAAAAAGGCGACCACTCCCTTGCTCTTTTGAACTAGGAGTTGTCGCCAAAATTTGTTTTTGTTCTTTTTTGATTTTCATAGTATATATTATACACTAATGAAAACCATTTGTCAAGAACTAAATTTTTCTACTTTCCACCAAATGCTTTGCCAGCTTCGGATATACCGAAAGCTCCCAAAGTAACTACAACAAGTGAGGTATAGATAGTATCACTGATTACTAAATCCATGCCCCAGAACGCTGTAATTAAATCACATACGGCGAAGACTGCCATGAAAAAGAAAGAAATAAAACCAATTATTGCTTTCTCGTTAATATCATTATCATCTAAGAAAAGGTCAATAAACTTTCTCTTAGGTGGTGCCAGTCTTTTCTTTGCTTCTGCAGCTTCGGCTTGCATTTCCTTAATTGTATCTTCTGCCATATCGAGTTTTTCGATAAGGTTCATATACTTGTCTAAGTCAATTTCTACCTCGTTTCTACTATTATCTACACCGTCAGCCATAGTTATTTATCCTTTGCTTTTCCTACATTGAGTGCTACCCAATCAAGAACCTTGTAGATTTTCTTTACCCAACCATCATCTATAGGGGTTGGTGTAAGAGCTGCTATCAATGAAGCCCCCATTACTAACCACGGAATTACTTGAACCCACGCGATTATCCATTGGAAAAATTCTAACATCATTTTCTCCGTGCTCAAACGAGCCTTTACCCTATTACTAGGATAGCTTTTCAAGAGGAGTATAACTTTCTATACTAGAAATATCTATGTCCTCCATCTTTTTAAACTCTACATCATAACAGATAATCTTATCAGATGCAGATTGTTTAAAATCTATTGGCATATAACTATTGTGAGTTGTATATTCTCTTGTATAGATATTGCCACTTTTTAAACTTCTAAACTTTATTTCCACAATTCCTTGCTTCAATACTTCAATTAACATTTCGCTATCAATCATTTCTTTTTATACTTCCTACTACTATTTCTAATTTTTCTATTCTTTTTATTAAAGGCTCATAACCATCGAAGCCTTCTAATCCACATTTAGGGTGAGCCATTCTTTCAAGCTCCTCTGTTCTTTGTTCTAGCTCATATAGAGCTTCTTCCATTTCTTCAAGCCAATCTTCTATTTCTTCAAATCTTGCTTGAATAGTAGGGTGCTTCTCATACCATTGAGAGTCCCTGTCCATAACGAATAAATTAATCAGTTGTCTTATCATCTGTTGTCACCTCGCGATAGTAAATGACAACTTCTCCTAACTGTTTTATATACCTCTTAAGTTCTTGCATATCTTCTGCCATTACTTTATAATCACCGATAGATGTTGCAACGAAAAGCACTTGCCCTCCGTTTTGTTCTTTCATCTCATCTAAAAATCTGTCTAGGTAAGTATAACCTTCTGGCCAATCAGGGTTCTCCCTGTCCTCTAGCGCACAAGACTTAGGTCTTTTGCCGTCCACTTTGACACATGGGTTTGTAATACGAGTCTCGCTTACGACGTACCACTTCGGTGCAGTCAGCTCGACAGGTCGTGGCAATGTGGGTTGCAGTATTTCTACCTCCACAGGTTTACTTACTATTTCAACTTGTTTAGTTGGGATTAGTGAGCAACCACTAGTCGCTAGTGCTAGGATTGTCAATATTGAAAAGTTTTTCAGTATCATCTTCTATGCCCTCCATTACTTGCTCACTTGCATTGTTCATTCTAGTTTCTATTAACCCTGGCTTCTTCATTGCTAGGACATCTAAATTGTGTCTTTGGAATATTTGTAAGTATTCTGCTTTCTCTTGTTCTATCAGGGCATTTTCTCTTGTCATGTTCATGAGAGCTTCGCCCTGTTTTTCGTAGCTCTCTTTGATTGTTGCAATAGTTTGTTTCTGTTCTTCTACTGCATATTCTAGTTTTACATTGTTTGCTTTTAATGTTTCATTCTCACTATAAAGCCACCAGCAACCTAATCCTAGGACTAATATTATTGCTATAAAAAATTGTTGCATTACATCTCCTCTATCTTATAGTTTAAGCCTTCTGCGCCTCTTATCTCTACCACTTCTTTATCCTCAGTTTGAAAGGAAAGAAACTTCTCTTTCTTACTATAAAACTTACGAACAATATAAGTCTGGTCGTCTGCGTCTCCGTAGGTTGAATTATAACTAACTGTTAGACGATACCTTGTCTTGAACAGGCCACTTAGCCAAGTCCAAAGGTTTATCAGGGTTGTTTTTATTGTGTTCATGTATTAATCCTATAAATTCGTCTATGTATTCCTCAAGCGTCATGCCTCTTGACTCAGCATGTTTTGCTGCAGCCATGAGTTGTGCCTGAGATAAGTTAAACTTCATTCCAATCTCTACCTGCGAACAGTAGAGCCTCTGCTTCCCTTCTTCTTACTAAACCTTTTAGAACTTTACCTCCAGCTTTGTTCCATCTTTTTATTTGTGCTGGAACGCCTTCGTAATCTCCTGAGTTTAATACTTTAAGAAGGGTTGATGATTTAAGATTTGCTGGGCCGAGATTGTATACCCAAGATACTAGGGCATCAAACTGGTGTTGTGATAGTGCGACTTCTACATATTCGTTGATGTAGCTTTGATATTCTTCTAGTTCTACTTCAAGCATATATTCTGCGTGGCTTTCACTCCACTCGTCGCCTTGTTGAACATCTTTGGTGTGTCCATAGCCAATAGTCCATACTCCTGCTGAGCATTGGTATGCGTCGAGTTCTAATCCCTCGAATTTTTTAATTATTGCTAGTCCTTCATGTGAAATTTTCATTTTGTTTCCTAAATAAGAAGTGCCTCTAATCGCGAGGCACTTACAAAGTTTACGACAATGGTTAATAAAGATGGTATAAACTCTCTATCATAACTGTTGCTACCATTGATAACAACGCTATATTTAGTATAGTTTCCATGTATACCTGTGTATTTGTATTAACCCTCTGTCTGCTTTCAAATAGTTTTTTAACTACTTCCATTATTTATCTCCAAGATTTTCCTCTTGGAATTTGGAGTCCTTGACAGAGAGATTGTCAGTAATCCGTCTTGTAGATTTACATTTTCTACTTGTAAGTCTGGATTGAGAATAAATCTTCGTTCAAAAGATTTTAGACTAAGACCTTGATGAACAAACTTCTCGTTCATCTCTAGTTTGTCTTTTTTCCCTGCGATATGTAGTTCTTCGCCATCGGCGACTAACTCTAGTTCTTCTTTCTTCCAACCTGGCACAGCAATCTCTATTCGATAATTGCCATTACTTTCGATTACATTATATCTTGGATAGCTAGTTTCTGTATATTGTGGTATACTCGGCATATCCAAACCAAGCCAAAATTTACTTAAATCAATACTCATAATAATTTTCTCCTAAATTCCTTTCGGTAATTAATTGCCTATCCTTTCGGTATAAGCGCGTTAAAATAAATAAGTGAAACTTATCACTTATCCATATATTATATCAAAATTGAACTTAAAAGTCAAGTATTATTTTTCTAATCTTCGTAATCTATCTTACCGATCTCGCGCATGTAGTCTAGTGTAATTCCTATGCCTTCCTTTTTACCAAAGTGATAAGCAGAAAAAACGCCTACGCAAAGAATAGCAAGATATGCTAAATCAATATCATTCATAAAAATCTCCATTTGATGTATATTATATCAAATCTCATACCATTTGTCAAGAACTTTTTTATGGAAGTTAAAAATAATTCTTGACAAATGCCCACATTTTTGGTATAATAAAGAATGATAAAAATATATGATAACTATATGAATGAGGACGAGATGACTTCGTTATACTCTTATGCAGTTACTGCTTCATACGATATTGGCTGGGACGATACTTCTACTATTGAGCATCGACAATACCCAT